TGCCCGCCTACGTTTGGGAAGCATTGCTTTCAGAGGCTGAAACTTACACAGCATACAGTCACCAGTCCGGATGGCGTCCCGATATCGCGATGCAAAGCGCGGACAATCGCGCCCAAGCAATAGCACATTGGAAAGCAGGGCGGCGCACATTCCGAGTGATCGCGGACCTTGGCGACCTGGACAAGGCGAACGAGGCCCTATGTCCAGCATCAAAAGAAGCAGGGCGGCGCGTACAATGCACAGCCTGTAAACTTTGCAAGGGATCGAGCCGCGGCAAATCAATCGCGATAGTAGAGCACTAAGGGAAGGGGCTTCGGCCCCTTTTTCTTTTGCCTTGGCAAAGATAATAGAATAGAATCAAGGCGCAGGGTCGCAGGGCCGCAGGGCCGCAGAGTATATAGCCTCCAAGCGGGGCCGCAGGGCGCAGAACAAAGACGCAGGGTCCACGAACCCCGCACCTTGGGCCGCAGAGATGCCGCCACTAGCCAACAAAGCCCCCTGATCACCGTCAAATAAAAGTATATCGCGTTGCGTGGCCCTCTTTACTAAGAAGAAATTTGCCCCGCCTCTCGCCCAATATGCAGCATTCCACGCAATCTGATGAGGCGAGATGTTTACTGCGTTTGATTTACTAACCTTTAGCTCACACCAAAACGACAACCCGTCCCAAACCAAATGCACATCTGGAACACCGCCGCCGTGCTTGTTTTCAATCCTTGTCGCGAAGCACTTCTTCGGTAGGTTCTGCCTCAATTGCGTCCAGAAATTCGCCTCCGGTCCCTTGCTCATTGGTTACATCCTTGTAGGTCCCTTCGATCTGGAAGGCTTGGGGATACTGCTTCTGTAATGTAGCAAGTCGAGCGGTGATCTCATCCCGTGAAAGCTGATCGATGGTGTTGATTGTTTCCCGCCTGTCGATGGTCAAACCACCAAGGGCAGAGCGTATCTTCTCCGCATTGATAGCAGCCGAAAACTGCCCAGCATCCTCCGCACCCAGAGACAATTGATGCAGCCTCTCAAGCTGGCCGATAGTGGACACCCCGTATCGGCGCTCTCGTTCCTCTCGAAGCTCGGTGATGTATTCCAAGACATGCGGGTAATCCCGCCCATTGAGAAGTTTTGAGGCGGTGTTGTACGCCACATCGGGAGAGTATCCCGCTCTCTTGGCACACTCGGTGTTAGAATAGATGCCCTCCACGATCTTCTGTGCAAAAGTCATCTGTCTATTTGTGAGCTTTCGCCCGTGTTCTTCTTCGATCTTCTTCTTAATCGACGGCATGAATACTCTCCATGTTTTCAACAACAATACAACAACAGGATCGACCAGTTCAAGGGGGCCTCTGCTGTTTACAAATGTTTACGCTGTTTACACGGTTTGCCCTCCGACTTGTAGACCAGCGGCACCAAAGCCATGGTCTGCTTGAGAAATTCCAAGGGCTGAAACGTAAACAATAAGGCCTTATTGTAAACAGGTGTAAACAGTCGGCTCAACTATAGTGTGTTTGTTTACGCTGTTTACAAGATTTACACGAAAACTTTTTACGTTTGGGCTTTTTCTAAAATATCTAGTGAAAATCTGTATACAGCGTAAACAGCTCCTCCTGATCTTTTTATTTGACAGCCTCGATCTGTGTCGTTAGTCTACAACCATTCAACAATTACACACACAAGGATCAAGGACCATGAATCTAGAACAGAAGAACAGTCTAACAGAAGCCACCAATTTGCTGTCCGAGTTATGGTTTGATGATGCGTGGACGGCGTGTAGGCCTAAAGCCTACCCGTACAAGACGCACACTGACGGCAGTGTTCATTACACTGCGGAAGCTCAGGAGTTTTACAATCACATTGAGGATCAGGTTCAGGGGATCCTGATTGGTTATTTTGCGGAGGAGAAAACAGATGCCTAATCATTGCTATCAGAGTGTGTACCTTCACGGCCCGACCCATTTGATCCAGCACTTGCATGCTGCGTTGTCGAAGCCGGAGCCAGAGTTTTGCAGCACGATTGCGCCGATGCCGTTTGAGGTGTGGGCCAACGAGGAAAGGCGTTCTGATCAGATGATGCCTGATTGGTACGAGTGGAGGTGCGAGAACTGGGGTACGAAGTGGGATGTCTGCGAGGCTGAGATCGATCATGACGGTCTTGCGTATACTGATGACAAGAAGGTTGCGTGGTTCTCGTTCCGGTGTTGGACTGCTTGGGCTCCGCCTGTTCCTGTATGGGATCGACTTCATGCGATGGGCATTGAGGTCCAAGCTGATTATCAGGACGAGGGCGGCATGTTTGAGGGTGAGTATCACCACGGTGAGGACAAGTGCTGGCAACCAGAAGAGGAGGCAGTGTGATGACTGATCGTAATTATGAATACGATGCCGATGCTTCTTTTGATGATGCGATGAAAACTATGAGACGTTTCATAGAAGACCATGAATCAGAAGGTCCAATGGCCAACGTAAGTTTAGCTAGAGCGTTAGGCGCGGTGTTAGTTCTTACAACAAAAATCGGAGAGCGTGACGATATGTTGGCGACTGCGATCAGTCAGTTATGTGATGCGTTTAGTGGTGTTTTAATTCTGGAGCAAGGTGATGAGGTATAATCTTGTATGCATGCATTGGGTCGTGGAGAGGCTGGACGAGATCTTGGAGAGGATTGAGGATGTGGGTGTCGAGGACCTACGGGGTGAGCTTGTTTACCAGATGGGTGTCCGCGCCCATGAGACATGGAAAGATAATGGGAGGGGTAAAGAAGATGATGAATGGGAGGGGTAAAGATGACTGATCGTGAGATGGACAAGATATTGGACGAGGTATTCCGCAAAGTGTTTGGGGAGAAGTGGTGATGGGTAAAAGACGAGCAATAATCGTGGTTGAATTTGAAGGTGGCAGTCCACGCGACATAGCCACAGTAAACGACAGCATGGCGAGTATTGCAGAAAACATTACAGACGAGCTGCTTCCAGCGAATGGAATACATGTGGCGTCGAGTGTGGGCGCAGTTTGCGATACAATTCCCCGATATAATGACCGCAAGATAACCGTGGAAGATTTAAACCACATTGTATTCCGCGGGATTGGCACCAAGCACAAGAAAGGAGAGAAGTAATGGGTAAGATGAAAGAGGAGTTCATGCGTCTGCAAGAGACGCCGATCATGGATGCGTGTTCCGAGTGCCAAGGTGCGGGGACCGTGGAGGTTGAGGTTGCGATGCCTCACAACGCGGGTCGTGATGTTGGCGAGTTGTATTGTGAGTTAGAGACTTGCGATGCTTGTGGCGGGGGCGGCGAGGTTGAGCGTTTGTGTGATTGCGGCGAGTGGGTTACGCTGATCATGGGCGAGGATGCTACTGTATGTGAGGAGTGTGCTAATGATTAAGTTAACCACAGATGCAATTTCGTTAACCTTGACCGATCTGGAGTGCAGGGTGTTGATTTCGGCGTTGAGCAATTATGATCCTCACCCACAGATAAGGGCCCCTGCAAACAGAGAGAGACACAAGAATTGCGCAGATTTTATCCGGCTAGTTCTTACCCGAGAGGAGACCGACTGTGATTAAAACGTATGAGGTAACTTGCGAGGGTGTGATCCAGCGCATGGTTTTGGTTGAGGCGCACAATGTTGTTGAGGCCTCGCACTTGGGGCGGCAGGAGTTTGCTGCTCGGATTGGAGCAGAAGTAGAGGGGGTCGGGGTTGTAGATATTTACACCGAGCCTGTGCGTGTAACATTCAAGGAGGTTGGTGATGGGGAAGTGGACGAAGGAAAACTTTAAGCGGTATCACGCAGAGAACCCACAGGTGTATGATTATTTCAAACACTTTGCATTGATGGTCACAAATCGGCGTGAGTTTTATTCTGCAAAATGTATCTTTCATCGGGTAAGATGGGAGACAATGATCTCGGGTAAAGATGACGAATACAAGATCGATGACGGTTGGATTAGTCATTACGCTCGTAAGTTCATGGAAGATTATCCGGAGCACGAGGGTTTTTTCAAAACCAGAAACCGAAAAAATTCTTACCATTATGTTGAAGAAGGGAACGAAGAAGATGAACTTACTGAAAAAGATATGGTCTAACATCAAGAAGAACTCTCAGACCCATCAACTTACGCGAAGGCAACAGGTCTTTCAAGAGTTGTCCCGAGGTCAAGGGACCGCGCGTCAGGTATCGGATCGCATGGGTTTGCGGCTTACGATTGTGCGGACGTATTTATCTACGTTGCGCAAGCAGGGTTTGGTCGAGGCGACAGGCGCTATGGTTGGGAAGGAGCAGGTCTGGAGGGTTAAGA